GCCTGTAGTTCCACCACCAAACAGTCCACGGGTGCTTGAGGAACAGCCGGCTACGGCACTGCGTGCAACTGTGAGGTCACCAAAATCTGTGGCGTTGCCAGCAGAGGCAATAGTGACGTAGTCGATGACGTTTGTTGTTGAGCTACCACCACCAAACAGTCCACGGGTGCTTGAGGAACAGGCAGCCAAGTTCCAACGTGCAACTGTGAGGTCACCAAAATCAGTGGCGTTGCCGGCAGTGGCAATAGTGACGTAGTCGATAACGTTAGACGCACTGCCTGTATCCCCACCGCCAAACAGTCCACGGTCGGGGTTTGATGGCGGGACGTATGGTGCTGGCCACAGACCCAGTTTGATATACAACGACGCTTGTTCAAGCGTCCACACTCCGGGGGCAGCTGTTGTGGAGGGCTGTGTAGGAGTCGGCGTGATGAACCCGCCCAGATAGCGTTTACTCATTATGCGAGTCCTCCGTGACAGTTGGATGTGCCTGCTGGATATTGACGTACAACTGTGAGGTCACCAAAGTCTGTGGCGTTGCCTGCAGAGGCAATAGTCACGTAGTCGATGACGTTAGAGTTACTGCCTGTAATTCCCCCACCAAACAGTCCACGGGTGCTTGAGGAACAGCTGGCTAAGGCTTGGCGTGCAACTGTGAGGTCGCCAAAGTCTGTGGCGTTGCCAGTAGAGGCAATAGTGACGTAGTCGATAACGTTGGAGTTACTGCCTGTAGTTCCCCCGCCAAACAGTCCACGGGTGCTTGAACTACAGCCGGCTAAGGCGTAGCGTGCAACTGTGAGGTCACCAAAGTCTGTAGCGTTGCCTGTAGAGGCAATAGTGACGTAGTCGATGACGTTTGTTAGTGGGGTTTCACCACCACCAAACAGTCCACGAGTGCTGTTTGAGCAGGCGGCTATTTGGCCGCGTGCAAGTGTGAGGTTGCCAAAGTTTGTGGCGTTACCTGTAGAGGCAATAGTGACGTAGTCAATACGGCTTGAGTAACTGCCTGTATACCCGCCGCCAAACAGTCCACGGGTACTGTTAGAACAGCCCCCTATGCTATCGCGTGCAACTGTGAGATCACCAAAGTCTGTGGCTAACTGTTGTGTAGCATAAGTGACGTAGTCGATGACGTTGGAGTAGTTTGCTCCGTAGCCGCCACCAAACAACCCACGGGTACTTGAGGAGCAGCCGGCTAAACCGGCGCGTGCAACTGTGAGGTCACCAAAGTATGTGGCGTTGCCAGTAGAGGCAATATCAACGTAGTCGATAAGAGTTGTTGTTGCGTAACCACCGCCAAACAGCCCGATGTTGCTACTGGAGACGTCGACAGAAGCTTGAACAGCAGGAGTGCTTGAGGAACAGGCGGCTAAGTTGCTGCGTGCGACTGTAAGGTCACCAAAGTCTGTGGCGTTGCCTGTAGTAGCAATAGTGACGTAGTCGATGACGTTTGATGAGGTGCCACCACCGAACAGCCCACGGGTGCTGTTGGAACAGCCGGCAAGGGTGTCGCGTGCAATTGTTAAGTCGCCAAAATCTGTGGCATTGCCAGCAGAGGAAATTGTGATATAGGCGATGACATTAGTCATACTACCTGTATCACCACCACCAAACAGCCCCCGTGTAGCAGATGCAGCGGCGGCCACTGTGTACGTTCCTGCAAGCAAATCTCCAAAATCAGTGGCGTTGCCTGTAGCGGCAATAGTGACGTAGTCGATGACGTTAGAGTACGAACCGCTAAAACCCCCACCAAACACACCACGTGTAGCTGAACTACAGCCCGCAACGCCATAGCGTGCAACTGTGAGGTCACCAAAATCAGTGGCGTTGCCAGTAGAGGCAATAGTGACGTAGTCGATGACGTTGAAGTAACCACCTGAATATCCGCCACCAAACAGCCCACGGGTGCTTGAGGAACAGGCGGCCAAACCAAGTCGCGCAACTGTAAGATCGCCAAAGTCTGTGGCGTTACCTGCTGTTGCTACGGTTACGTACTCTATGGTGTTGTTACCTGTAGAGCCACCGTCAGAGGAACCGCCCCCAAACAACCCACGGGTGCTAGACGCACATGCAGCCAACTTTATGCGTGCAACAATCAAATCACCAAAATCAGTGGCATTGCCAGTAGTGGCAATGGTGACGTAATCAATGACGTTAGACGTACTACCTGCAAGTCCACCACCAAACAATCCACGGTCAACGGGGCCGGGAGGGGCAATTACAGGCCACAAGTTCAACCCTGCAGCTTGGAACTGCGAAGCAAGCGTCCATACACCGGAGTAATTAGGCATTATTGAAGTCCTCCGTGACCTGAACTACAGGCGGCTAAGTACGCACGTGCAAGTGTGAGATCGCCAAAGTCTGTGGCGTTACCTGTAGAGGCAATAGTCACGTAGTCGATGACGTTGGAGAAACCCGCGTCTGTACTGCCACCACCAAACAGTCCACGGGTGCTTGAGGAGCAGGCGCCTAAGCCGTAGCGTGCAACTGTGAGGTCACCAAAGTCTGTGGCGTTGCCAGTGGAGGCAATAGTGACGTAGTCGATGACGTTGGTTGTCGGGGAGCTGCCACCACCGAACAGGCCACGGGTGCTTGAGGAACAGCCGGCTAGGTTGGAGCGTGCAACGGTCAAATCACCAAAATCAGTGGCGTTGCCTGTAGAGGCAATAGTGACGTAGTCGATGACGTTGGAGTTAGCGCTTATATACCCACCACCAAACAGTCCGCGGGTGCTTGAGGAGCAGGCGGCTAAGCTGTGGCGTGCAACTGTGAGGTTGCCAAAGTTTGTGGCGTTGCCAGTGGTAGCAATAGTCACGTAGGAGATAGTGCCTAAGCTACCGTATGAATAGCCGCCACCAAATAAACCCCGCGTTTCATTTGAGCAGCCAGCTAAATCGTTGTATGAAAGTGTGAGATCGCCAAAATCTGTGGCGTTGCCGGTAGAGGCAATAGTGACGTAGTCGATGACGCTAGACGCACTACCTGTATACCCACCACCCCAAAGCCCACGGGTGCTTGAGGAACTGCTGGCGAAGCTGTTGCGGGCAACAGTTAAATCGCCAAAGTCTGTGGCATTGCCAGCAGAGGCAATAGCCACGTAGTCGATGACGTTTGAGCGTCCGCCTGTATACCCACCACCAAACAGTCCACGGTCGGGGTTTGATGCAGGTGTTGTGATCGGGGCGGCTAGTGTGTAAGGGCCGGGGCCGTAGCTGTTAAGCGCCCAGACTTGGAATGTGTATGTGGTCGACCCAGTAAGCCCAGTTACTGAAATAGGTGAAGTCGCATTTGTGCCGTAGGCACCCGTCGCAGGGTCTCCTGCGGCATAACCTGTGACGGCTCCACCACCCGTGTCAGTTGGCGCTGTAAAAGCAACAGACGCCGTTGAAGACGTCGATGCCGTGGCAATAACGTTAGTGGGCGCGTTGGGAACGCGCAGCGGGTCAATGCTGCTGGAGATGAGACCAGCGAGACGGCGAAGCGACATGGCCCACCGTCCTTAATTCAGCTCTTCGTAGCTGATGGTATAAGTGATCTTGCTGGCAGTACCTGAAGTCACAACAATGGACTTGTCCTCTTCCAGATAAATCGCCGTGGTCTTGTCAACCACAATCAGCGAAGCGTCTGCAGGAACAGCCACTGTCGACACGATTGTATAAGAAGTGCCCGATCCAGCCGCTGCAGTATTGATTGCCACCGTGCAGTCAACAGCGTTTGTGCCATCGACGTTGGAAGCAACGATCTGGTTGATCTTGAAGACCTTGCCAGACGAAGCCGCATTGGCAAGCAACACGTTTGCAGTAGTGTTCGCGGGCGTAGCGTACGCCGTCTTGCCGTAAATCGTTGATACGTTAACAATGTTTGGCGCAGCCATGTCTACCCCTTAGAAACCAAAAATCATCGCCATTGCGATGGATTTGCCTGTTGTAAGACCGGGATTGAAATACGACAACGAATTCCATGCAGTAGAACCGTCACCGATCTTCATGTACCCAGTATTTGTCTCGTACCCAATCTCGCCTTGAGCAAGTGTTGGGTTTGCAGACGTCCAGTTTGCCGCTGTGTCACGACGAACCTGAATAATGTCAGCCACTTGCGTTACCTCCGTCAATAACCTGAGCAGCGGTGTAAACAGATGTCGCCACGCCACCATCCACGTTCATGCTGCTAGAAGCAGCTGAGGCGGGAAACGTCACAAAAACGTCCTTTGCACCCGCGCTGAAATTGACCAAGTTGCCCGAATTGCTCGAAGACAGTACTGTGTCACGGCTCAGCGTTGTGCCAGAAGACGTGTAGGTACCAACACCGACCTCCCATTCGGAAGTGCCAGCGATGGTGTAATAGGTCGTGTTACCGTTGCCAATAACACTGAAAGAGCGAAAGCCGGTTTGTGCCCCGGCAAGCGTGATGGTGCCCGTACCTGTAGAGGTGGTAGTTTCCTTGACACGATCTGCAAGTACGAGCGCCATGATATTAGACCTTTACCAGATCTTCTTCTTTGAACCAGCGTTGTTGAACGCCGTTGCCGTCGGTGTACTCAACCAAATATTGAAGTTCACCGTCTTGATTCACAGCCAGTTGCAGCACGGTGCCTTGAGGGGCAGGTGCAGCCACTTTAACTGTGTCAGCGAGTTTGAAGCTAGCAGCCATTTTCTACTCCTTAAACGGAAGCGGTGTAGGTCACGTTCAAAGTGTCGCCGCTCACAACAGAACGGTTACCACCAGTGAAGTTACCAGCAGAGTACAGAATACCGGAAGTACCACTCTTGGTGCTGCTGGTAGTCATGAACGCGCCAGCGATAGTGGCCGTGCCGCTGATGTTAAAGGCTGTAGAAGTAGTGGACTTCGAGCCAGACGATGCGCTGTTCCAAGTAGGAGCAGGACGGGTTGCGTTGCTGTAAGCCACGCTTTCAGACCAACCAGAGTGCGACGACATAGAGTCACCAGCAGCATAGGTAGGAGAAGTGGCGCCATCAACCAAGCCCAAGTACCAAGCGGCAGTGTAGCTGGAACCTTCAAAATACTTGTCGAGCAAGTCGTTTTTACCGACTGTCACAACGAGGTTCTTGATGGTGTCAGTCCACTTAACTTGGCCGTCTTCACCAATACACTCAACGGTGTAGGTGCCGGTTACATGAAGTTGCTCATCTTGCCCTGCAGAGCGCGCAACAGCGGCTCCTGAAGCATCAATGGCGGACAGTTTTTCGGTTTGCATAGAAATGCTCCTTAGTCAATGCGCAGTATAGCGCTAGTTGCGGTTGCAGAGGGGAACTCAACAGTGAAATTGGTCATGGTCTTGTCAGAGCCAAAATCAAGCACAATCACTGCTGCATTGCTCTTGGAGCTATTGTAGATAAGAGCTCCGCGGGCTGTCAACGCAGCATTGAATACTGCGCTATCAAAGGACACGAACGCTGTGGTGCCCGAAGCCTGCGGATCAGGGTTCACAGTAAGGGTGATGCCCCCAGCTGTATAGCCCGTACCACTCACTTCGCCACTGCTCGTGTACTCTGAAGTGTCGGCGTTTAACGTGGCCTCAGCCGTGTACAACGCCATTTTGAACGTATCAGTTGTGAAATCATGCACGCCTTCCAAGAGTTCTTTCTTGAAGCTTGTGCACATGGTTTGAAATATCGCCATCGTCTTACCTCATCAGACCACTGGCAGGCGAACCTGCGAGCTGCGGTAGACATCTTGTCTGTCCATACCGTCCCCAAGACGTTTGGCCAAACCAAGGGCTTCTTTGTACTTCTCGTCGTACAGCTTGATCAAATCAGGCTCACCCTTCATGAAGGTGTATGCCTCAACCAGCGAACCGTACAACAGCACTGTATCAAAGTTATCTCCCAACCACGACTCATTGGTCTGAACGATTGAATCGGGATAGAAGAAATAGTGCAACTCCAGCATGTATGCGTCATCTGGAGTGGGGCCCAACATGAACACCAACTCGTTCTGGTTCACGTAACGAGGCCCATACAACCCGTAGTAACGGGGCAACCCTTGATCGTTAGGGTTGGGGTACATCTGGCGCATGAAGCTAATGTCTTTGTTGAGCAAATACTCATATTCTCCAGTAGCGGGATTGATCACCGCCATGGAGTACGACGCCAAAAAGTTGTTGGGGCAAGCCAGATAGGTGTTACCCGCGATCGTGTAGCCTGTCACGTTACGGCGCAAAGCCGGGAACTGCACCGAGTTGTAAATACGCTCTTCAGCCTGCTTAACAAAGACAGGAATATTCGCTACGAAATCTTGTTCGTAGTTTTCTGTGTAAGCCTGTATGGCTGCGCGCAGCTCAGCGTAGGTCATGGCTCACCTCACGCCATGGGGCCGCGAGCGTAAATACCTTTAGTGGCAGCGCCTGTGCCACGGATTTTTGTCATGCCGCCTTTGGCGAGCTTGGTCTTGGGCTGGCCTTTGTGCAAATTGGCTTCGTGCTTGTTCACGGCCTTCTGCATTGCTGCCTTGTCCATCTTGACATCAGTATGTTTCTTCGTTGCCATTTTTGGCTCCTTATGAACTGGTAACCGTTACTGTACCAACATTTCCAGCTGCCACCAAGGTATTTGGCGTCAACTCAATGTCAAAAAATCTCGATCCACCCACCGGGTTCCAACCCCACTGAATGTCTCGGCTGCCGCCAGACAGGTTGCCTGCAGCGTTTGTACCAGATACATAGTAGCTGGTGTCTTTGCGAGGGTTTCGCACGGCTTGCGGGTCCTCAACCGGGAACTCGCCCAAATGTAACTGAGGGTGATCTGGATCCCAGCACTCAGGGCACACAAGCGCATTGAATACCTTGCCCTTGATGATCTCTGTCTTCAGGTCTGTGAGCTTGTACTGCTGCCCACAACGATCGCACATGGCGATCGAGTTCTTACCTGAAGCAAATCTATTTCCCATGCTCAGCCAATATACATCTGACGGGGCACGAACCGATCCGCTGCTTTTTCACGGTCTTCCGTAGCAGCGGCTTCCCAAGCCTCATCGTATTGCATTTTCAGCACTTCCAAACGCGGCAAAGCGTTGGGCAGCTTCAAAGACAAATAGTACGCAAGTCCTGCCACAAGGCAGGGCAAGAAACGGAAAGGCACATCCATTGTGTTTGTACCCGAACCCGCATCTTGGATGCGACGCAGTCGCCAATACACAAACGTATAAGGCTGGCTGTCATCGGGAACGGGCCAAACCGTGATGGTAGGCGTTGTGGTCCTACGGTCAATATAGACCTGAATAGGGCGGGCTTGTTGCAGCTTGTTTGGGATCGTGGAGTACGTCGACACGCTGATGCGTGTGATGTTCAAATCGGCCTGCGTAGCAGCCGTTCCAGCCCCAGTACGAATGACGTGTTCAAGCAAATCAACAGTGTCCGAGGGCAAGTTGTATGTGGCAGTACCTGCAACCAAAGGGATAGACCCCTGATCAATGGTCCACATATTCACACCACGGTTGGCCCAATCAGCAAACAAAAGGTTAAGCGAACGACGTGCAGTTCGCAAGTCGTAGCCTGTACGCATCTCGTTGCCGGTGCGCTCAAATGCTTCTTCAACAATGTCCGCTAGGTCAAGGTTAAAGGTCGCTGTTCCTGATGTGGCCATTCACCCACCTCATTTCATTTTTTTCAGGGTCTGCGCCAAACGGGCGCGTTGCCCCAACTTTCCGGGCTTCTTCGCGGCTGCGGCGAGCTTCTTGGCGGGAATCGTCTTCCCTTCTTTTACACCAAGCTCGGAGCGCAGAGCTCCGGGTTTCTTGATCGCCTTCTGAATCCACTTCTCAGCCATGGTTACACCATCTTGCACTTACGCACGCCTTTGATGGCTGCGCCCGCACCCTTGACCGCACCGCCCGTAGCCATCTTCTTCACTGAGCCGCCACACTTTTTACCGACAGTGCTTGATGCTTCGTAAGCAGCGTCCAATTTGGGTTGCATCTTTGCATCAGCTACTTTTTGACGATCTTCGTCACGGTGTCTACGCCCTGTTTCTGTCATCACATCATCCAATGTCATTTCTGGGCGACGTGGTTTGTAGTTGCGCATCGTTTTCTTGTCCATTTGTTACTCCTTCTCGCAGGCTACGCCGC